GTGGCTCTTATAATGTAATATTTTTGGATGAGTTTGCATATGTACCAAATAATATTGCAGAGCAATTTTTTAGTTCAGTTTATCCTACTATATCATCAGGTAAAAGTTCTAAGGTAATGATAGTTTCTACACCTCATGGTATGAATATGTTTTATAAGTTATGGAATGACGCAATACATGAGCGTAATAGTTATAAACCTATTGAAGTGCATTGGTCAGAGGTACCTGGTCGTGATGAAAAATGGAAAGCAGAAACAATAAAGAATACAAGTGAACAACAATTTAGAACAGAGTTTGAATGTGAATTTTTAGGTAGTGTAGATACACTTATCAATAGTGCAAAACTAAGAACAATGTCTCACATTACACCTGAGCAATCTAACGCAGGTTTAGATGTTTATGAAATGCCAAAAAAAGGTAGCAGGTATGTTTTGACTGTTGATGTTGCAAGAGGAACAATAAATGATTACAGCGCTTTTGTTGTAACAGAC